CTTTGATGAGGCTATGTTTATCCTACTATGTGGTACTGGCGTTGGCTTCAGTGTGGAGCGTCAGTCTATCGTAAAGCTACCTGACGTACCTGAAGCATTAGACATGAGTGATGATGTCATTGCAGTTAAGGATAGCAAGGAAGGCTGGGCTAGGGCTTTGCATAAGCTACTATCACACCTATACTCAGGTGACATTCCTAAGTGGGACTTGTCTAAGATCAGACCAGCAGGTGCTAGGCTCAAGACCTTTGGTGGTAGAGCCAGTGGACCTGAGCCACTTGATGACTTGTTCAAGTTTGTTGTAGCTAAGTTCAAGGGTGCAGCAGGACGTAAGCTGACTAGCATTGAGTGTCACGACATCATGTGTAAGATTGGTGAGGTTGTAGTCGTGGGTGGTGTACGCCGTTCAGCTATGATTAGCCTGTCTAACCTGAGTGATGGACGCATGGCACACGCTAAGTCTGGTAGCTGGTGGGAGAACGAGGGTCAACGTGCGTTGGCTAATAACTCTGTAGCCTACACAGACAAGCCTGACATGGAAGGGTTCATGCGTGAGTGGCTATCCCTAGTGGAGTCTAAGTCTGGTGAGCGTGGCATCTTCTCACGTATAGCAGCAGACAATCACGTAAAGATGAACGGACGCAGAGAGACAGGACATGAGTGGGGTACTAACCCATGCTCTGAGATCATCCTACGCCCATACCAGTTCTGTAATCTAACAGAGGTAGTGGTACGTGAGCATGATGACCTAGAAAGTCTACGCCGTAAGGTACGACTAGCTACCATCCTTGGTACAGCACAGTCTACCTTCACAAAGATGCCATACTTGCGTAAGATTTGGCAGAAGAATACTGAAGAAGAGCGTCTGCTTGGTGTCTCATTGACAGGCATCATGGACAATCCTGTACTATCTAAGACTATTGATAGCCCTCGCTGGTTACAAGAGTTGAAGGCACAGGCTATTGATGTCAACCGTGTCTATGCTGACAAGCTAGGTGTACCTGCTTCTGCTGCTATCACCTGTGTCAAACCATCTGGTACTGTATCGCAGCTTACTGATACAGCTTCTGGTATTCATGCAAGGCATAGTGCTTACTACATTCGTACTGTTCGTGGTGATAACAAAGACCCACTGACACAGTTTATGAAGGACAGTGGTATCCCTGCTGAACCATGTGTGATGAAGCCTGACTCTACTACAGTGTTCAGCTTCCCTACTAAGTCACCAACAGGTGCTGTTACTCGTAACGATATGACTGCACTAGAGCAGCTAGAACTGTGGAAGAACTACGCCCTTAACTGGTGTGAACACAAACCATCTGTGACTATCACAGTCAAGGATGCAGAGTGGATGGCAGTAGGTGCATGGGTTTATGAGAACTTTGACATCTGCTCAGGTATCTCATTCCTACCACACAGTGACCATTCATATGCACAGGCTCCATATCAGGATATTGATGAGGAAACATATAACAATCTCAAAGAAAAGATGCCAGCCTCAATTGATTGGACAGCCTTATCTTTGTATGAGAAGGAAGATACTACATCAGGTAGCCAGACATTAGCATGTACGGCTGGTGCTTGTGAGTTAGTAGATATCTAAAGTGTACCTCTTAGCGAAAGTGAACTTACTATGGTGAATGTATTAGGATATTCATTGAACATTACTACTGCTTTACTAAACGCTTTACAGGAACTTTATCCCGATAAGCTTCCGCATGAACAAATCACCTCTGAGGAATTAGCTTTTCTCAGAGGCCAACAGTCAGTAGTAAAGAAACTTACAGATATTTATAACGAAGATTATGGGGAATAAAAATGGGTGGACTATTTGGACCAAAACCTCCTAAGCCGCTGCCAGCACCTGCTCGTCCTGTAACTGCTGTCGCTAAGACACCAGACATTGAGCTAGCTGATCAGGGTTTAGAAGCAGATCAAATTCAAAAGAAAAAAGGCAAGCGTAAGCTACGTGTTGATACCGTAGATACTGCTATGCAAACAGGTAGTTCTGGTTCAGGACTACAAATTCCAACGACAACGGTGGTGTAACATGGGTGGAGCTATTAGAAATCTAGGTAGAGCTACAGGTATTATTAGTAAAAAGAAAGCACCTTCTATCGCAGCCCCCTCTACTGCACCAGCCACTGCTGCTGCTAGGGATATGGGTGATGAAGCTGAAGCCACAGTAGAGACAGACTCTGGTATGATTGGGCGTAAGCGTAAAGGCAAGAAAGCCTTGGTCACTCAGACGGCTGCTGCTAACGTAGGTGGTGAGGGTGGCTCAGGGTTGAACATCCCTGTCGTATAGGAGATCAGTATGGGTGCTTTAACATGGAACACTGGCGAAGCTAAGAAACTCATGGGCAGAGATGCTGATGATGAGGAAGAAATGCTAGCCGAACCTACTGACATGATGCCTGATACTACTTCATCTGCTCCTACTATTGAACAGAGTGAGCGTATGAAAAAGTATAAAAGCAAGATTATTGTATAAGGAATAACACATGGAACAAGACGTAGGTACAGTAGCTAAACGCTACAGCCAACTAGAAAGTGAACGAGACACGTTCCTAGAACGAGGGCGAGA